GTCGGAATTTTTCCCCCAATTGACTTTACCCAATCTTGAACAATTCTATTGAGATTTAAAGTAATAACATTGCAAGATCCTGTTTTTAATCCAGTAAGCCCATTAGTAAAACTAAATTCATTAGACACTATTTCATTTCTAAGTCTACAGCATGAGCTTAATGAATCAGCATTATCAGATATATAAGTAAAAAAAGAATGTCCTTCAGCATACATTTCTGCTGTAAAGTTTTTATAATCTTTATCTATAATATCATTTCCATCTGATAATAGAGCCATTGTTTCTACAGGAAAGGTAAGTACTGTTTTAGTTCTTTCGTTATTAAACCATTTCATAAATTTTTTCTGAAGATAATCAATTGCTTCCCATTCTGGTTTTGTAAAATCTGGGTACATAAAATCTTCAAATATGGCTCTAAAATAATTGGAATCATAGTAAGATATATTTGTAAAAGGACTCTGATAACTTCGATTTCCAGCAGGCTGATTCCATCCATAAACAATTTCTTGAAAAGCTTGTTCTATAGCTCCAGAAATAGTTCTTTGTTTATTACAAACACTAGTTGTTATTAAATCGTTATCGTGTTTATAATAATCCTTCCCCCACTCTTTAATGCAATAATAATTAAAAGCAATAAACAGTCCACCAAAAGCTACTGCCCCTTTACATTGAGCAGCTAAAAGAAATGCCGCATTGACTATTTGTCCACAAAAAGAATTTAAATTGTTAGGGGCACTAGGAGTTGTTCCGTCTAAATTGCCAACCCCTTCAGTAATTAATGGATACAAACTAACTGCCATACAGTAATCTTTTAAAACTGGAGTAGAAGCTTCGTCATGTGTATAAATTATATGATGATTTAAATCCTTTTCATATTGGCTAGAAACTTCTGGAAAGATTTCAGACAATTTTTTTCTCATTCTTCTTCTTTGTATAATGCGGTTAGTTGTTTTATAAACTTCACCTTCTAAATTAGCTACGTTTTTGACGGAAACATTAGCATTATCATCCGTTTCAGATGAAGAAGCAGCATTATCAGAAGAATTGATATATTTACTCATATAATCTATTCTGTCTTGAATATATCTTGCATTTTTATGTTGTTCTCTATATAAGATATACGCTTTAGCTACATCGTAAAATCCTTGAGACATTAAAAGTTCTTCTACTTGGTCTTCAATATCTTCACATTTAATATTTTCCCAAATAGAAATCGAATTAATAATTTCTAGTAAATCTTCATTATCTATATGCTCTTGACATGATATAAATGCTTTTTGTACAGCATTTATAATTTTTCTAGCATCGTATTCTTCTTTTAGTCCGTTTCTTTTTACAATTTTCATAAAAAATAATAAAAGTTTAATAAATAATTTAAATATCTAACTATTTTAATAGCCATGAATATTAAATATATTTATTAAACCTTTTATGTCAAAATATTAATTATAAGTCCAAATTATATTTTTCAGAGAATTTCTCTAAAATATCATATATATCATCTGGAAGTCTGTCTAATCCTTCATTAGCAATATCTTTGGGAATTCCCCAATAAGCTGCTGCAATAGAACCTGCTATCGCTGCTTGAGTATCACAGTCTCCATTTATATAAATTGCATTTCTAACAGTTTCTTCATATGAATTACTATTTAAGAAACAGCAAATTGCTTCTGGAATACTTCCTTGACAAGTTGAATCAAATTTATATCCTGATTTTATAATTTCTTCTGGAGTTCTGTTAATATTATAATCAAAGTGACAGAATTTTTTCTTAAAATCTTGAGATATAAATTCTTTATCAACAGGACCTCTAGTTTTAATATCATGAATTAACCATGCAACAGTTTTTGCTCCCTTAATTCCTTCTGGGTGATTGTGACTTACAGAAGCAGATTGTTCTGCCATAATTAAAGTAGTCTCTTCAGTTTTAAAAGCACATCCAACTGGAGATACTCTCATAGCTGAACCATTACCAAAACTATTATATGGTTGAGGATTATCTGAATCAATCCATTTTCCAAATAAATGACCATATCCAGCATTACGATATTTACGTCCCCATTTTTGCATAATTTTAACAAGAGCATCAGTACTATATGGAGGAGTTAATAGCCATTCGGCTACAGCAATAGTCATTACAGTATCATCGGAAAATTTAGAATAATTAGTCCAGAGAGGAAAATCTCTTTCTGCTTTATTTCTTCTAAATTCATAAGGAACTCCTATCATATCTCCACAGATAGCTCCTAAAACTGGATTTTTTATTAATTTTGCCATGTTACTAATTTATTATTTTTCATTCTTTCCCAAGTGATTTCTGATTCTTCGTTGAATGGATCAATTGTTAATATATCATCTGCTCTTGGTTCTTGACGTATAATATCACAATCAACAAGAAGTTGTCCAAATCTTAAATCTGGATGTTTTTCTACCAATTCACATAACTTAGTAAGAATTTTTCTATTATACTCCTGTCTACTCATACTCCAAGTATATCACTAATTAATAAAGTTTTTTCAAACACATTAAAAGAGTCCTTTTTTCTAGAGTCGGTAATTATTTGAGTAAAGGCATTATAAATATTATACATAGAAATTACTGGTTCATTATCAAAGAAATAATCAGAATCTTCTTTTTCAAATAAAGCCTTATAAGCATCAATTGGAGTAGAACAAGCAATCTTTACCTTACCATAATGATTATCATAAGAATAATTAATACAATTTCTAATCCACTTGCCCAAAGATTCGTTAATATTATATTCATCACATTTGAACTCCATTTCAAGAAGTTTCTTTAGTTGTGCAACAGTATCATCAGTTTGTTCAATTATTCTATCAAGAGGTCTAAAATCTATAGCAGTCTCTGGTTCTAAATCTTGACACGCCAACAAAGACGGTGAAAAGACACACATATTAGTACAAACACATCTTTCTCGTGCATGAAAAAACTTAACTACAGGTTTTCTTACATCTAGTCCATATACCATTCCAATAACCTCCTTATGTTCATCATTATTTATCTTCATAGTATCTGGTAGAATAGCTTCAATAGTTACTCTATTATATGTAATATCTTCTGTGCTAAGATTTCCATCTCCTGTATATGTTATTTGGGACGGAGTAACTGCATTAATTCTTATATTATTGGTTAATTTATTAACTCTTTCAAGAAAAGGCTCAACATACGCACTAGTGGGGTAATATTCTTTATTTTTTATTCTCGTAGCGCGGCCTGCGAGCAATTCTGATAATTGTAGTTCCATTTAATATTCCTCCTGTACAAAATTAATTAATCTTTGAATAGCATTAATATCTTCTTGACTTGCTATTCCTTCTAAATTAACTAAAGCTTGTTCGGCTCCTTCTAATATATCTTCAATCATCTTCGTTATCTAAATCATTAATTGTAGTTGGTTTAGCTTCATCTGTGTCAAAGAAATTATTAAAATATTCTATCACTTTATTTTTAGAATATTCCTGAATTTTGAGAAATTCTACTTTAAATAAAGCTACATCCATTTCAGATATTTCTATAGTTAGAGGATCTAATGCTGTTTTTCTTAATTCAATATATCTTCTATTATATTTATCAGAAAATACTTCAATTGTAACACACTTTTCTTTATTAAAACCAATATAAATTAGATACTGATTATATTCTTTAGGCTCTCTAATACGAGTTTCTATATCTAAATTTTCTTTCATAGCCTTTTCAATAAAAGCTATAACATCATTCATTGTCACCATAATACTCTTTTTTAATTTGTTCTTCATTAATTTCAATATCTTGATTTCTATATTTCTTCCAATTTTCTATAACTGCTTCTTTATTAGAATTAGGACTTGCTCCTAAATATATAGATGTACTAAAATAATTTAATTCACTATTCCAGTTAAAAAATTTTCCTGCCATATCAAGAAATTCAAAGAATTTGTTTTGAACTTCTTTGCCAACATAATGAGAATCGGTTTCTGAATCTCCAAAATATTCTTTAAATAATTGATTTAACTCTGTTTCTAAATTATCACAATGTTCGTACTCTTTATATCTAGAACTTCCATTTTCTTCTTCAATATATTTATCAACTACAGGATCTTTACAGTAATTTTTAAGAATTTCTATAGTATCAAGCAATTCTTGTTTTTGATCTAATTTATATGAATAAATGTAGGAGTCTACTATATCCTTCATTATTTCTTTTGGAATATAGTAAAATTCAAATGGCTTTGGACCACAATATTCTATATGAGAAATTTTATTTTCTTTGGGAAGATTTACCCACTTTTTTTCTCTTTCTCTATATATTCTATTTTCCTCTATAAAATCTTCCCAAGAAATAGAAGGAAGGGCTAAAGAATATAATTCCTTCATACATTCTTCTATTGCTTTAGAAAGAATACTATCTCTTGTAATCATAGTATTTAATTTTTTAAAAATGGACATTCTTTTTGCCATAAAGCCATCATAAAATAGATTCCACAATCATCTTCTTGATAACTTTTGCATTTAAAACATCTTTCTAATAATTCTTCTGTCTTATCCATTATAAGTTTTTAAAAAAATTATTTAATATATTATTAATTTTTTCTTGAGTATTATATTCATAAGATATTTCTAACAATTTAATTTTATTATTATTACAGTAGTCTCTTATATACTAATCTCTTTTCTACTAATGTTCAAAAGCTATCTATCCTCCACTAAATCCCATAGGAATATAATGTTGCTATCCATTATATTCAATAGCTAAATTATATTTTGGAACATAGAAATCTATTTTAGCAGTTCCAGATTTATTAATGGATTTATCTATATCTATAATATAATTTCTTTCAAATTCTATATTATTATTTACAAAATAAGTTCTTATAAACTTTTCTCCATGAGATTCGGAACATTTGGGACAACCTTGTTCTTGTCCATTTATATGATTATTAGGTTTCATCCAAAACTCTCCGTGTTCAGGGCATATAATACACACTTTAGTATGATTATTTATATAATTAACTTTACTATAATCATATTTATCTCCATGAATTTTTCTAGCTTTTTCAATAAATGTTTCAGTTGTTAATTTAATATTTCTAGCACATTTTGGACAACCACACCCCTAAACGTGATCTCTTGGTTTTTGTTTGAATTCTCCATGTATGGGACAAATAATTCTTATAGGATTAAAAGCCCCTTTATAATTTACTAAAGAATAATCATATTTATCTCCGTGCACTTTTTTAGCTTTTTCTATAAAGTCATCATTACTTTTTACTTTATTTGCACATTTAGGGCATCCCTACCCATTCAAATGAGAATAAGCTTTTTGTTGAAATTCACCATGTTCAGGACATATTATAATAATATTATTATGTGCTCCAGTATATTTAGACTTAGAATAATCATATTTATTTCCGTGAATTTTTTTAGCTTTTTCTATCCACTATTCTGTAGTTATTTTAACTGATTTTGCACATTTTGGACATCCTTGTCCGCGTTTATGTACATAAGCCTTTTGTTCAAAATCTCCGTGAATAGGACAAGTTATGGTTATTTTTGTCTAGGAATTTATATAATTTGTCTTACTATAATCATATTTATTATTGTGTTTCTATTTACAAATTTCTATAAATTCTTCATTAGTTAATTTATTTTTAATCATATTTAAATATTATTAAATGTACCTCTAATTAAATTATCTCCTAAAAATAAATCATAAGACATTCCATATGAATTTCTACTAAAATTATAATTAGAATAATCAGAAGCTCCAAATAAACTTAAAACATTTCTATAATCAATTAATTTACAAGAATTTAAAGCATCAGAGTGCAAATCTCCTTTAATAAAATGTATAGGGTTTTTAGATTTTATATTATTTTCTGTAATCCACTCATACAATAATACTTTAGTAGAATCATTTAAGTTTAATGGGAATCCTTTTTTCATGTATTGATCTTCTTTTCCATGAAGGCAAATAAAGGTATGATTATTTAATTCAAAACTACCATAAAATTCTTCCCATAAAGTAGTTTCTATTTCTGGAAACTTAACATTAATTGTTGATAATAAAGCTTTATTACATACATATTCAAAGTTTCCTCCGTGATTTCCACAAGGAACAGAATATACATTAATTTTAGAATAGAATTCTTTTGTATTAACTATGGACTCTATAAACCAAAGCATTAAATTAATATATTTATTTGCTTGTTCTCTAGCATCCATATTTTCTGGCATAGTATGGTCTAATCTTGATGTTTTTCCAACAAATCCACAACAATCAATGTTGTCTCCCATTAATACTAAATTAATACAATTATAAGACCCAATTTCTTTAATTTTGTATAATATACACTCTAATCTTCTTTTAGCTTCATCAAAGCCATAATTTTCATTTTCTTTATATAAAGATCCAGTAGTTACTGTGGCTCCTAAGTGTATATCTGATATATATAAGTTTATATCCGAATTTGATTTATTTTTAGTATAATTTAAATTTATACTTTTTATGGAGTCATCCAAAATAATTTTAAATGATTCTAATGATTCTAATTTTCTTTTTAATTCAATATTTTCATTAGCATATTGTTTTAAAAGCTTTTCATTGTTTTTAATTATATCAGATTCGGCTTTTCTAAGAAAACTATTCTCTTTTTCACGTAATTGAATACTTCTTAACTCTTCTTCGCTTAATTCCTCAAACATATGGGGAGCAAAAGGAGCTGAACTCTTTGTTATTTGGAAACATCTCAAAATTCTTTTAAAATCTATTAAAGAATATTCAGGAAAGTTTCTAGAAATAACACGTTGTGTTAATGAATCTCCGTAATATGAATATAATCTATACACTAGATTCATTTCTTCTCTAGAAAACTTTCCAACAATTGGATTTTTATCTTTTCTAAATATTTCAAAAGTATAAAATTGAATTCTTCCTTCTTCATCCCTCTCTACATCAGTAACAGCTCTATCATCAGTTTCTATGGATTCTTTTGTTGTAACATTCTTTTTACATTTAGAATATTCATCCAAAAATTCTTTAATTAATTCGATAGGATGGTCAGAATCTATAATATTTTGTCTAGCTTGATAATAATATTGTGCTTTATGCTTCTTATTATTTAATGATTTATACTTTCTCAAGTCTTCAATAATTTCATGTATTTTCTTTTCACTTATTTTATTCATTTTTCAATGTTTTACAAAGGTGGTAAATAAAAAAATAGCTGACTAGAGTATTCTAGTCAGCTTATAGAGATTTTTTCAGTATCTGAATTAATCGATAGATTTATATCCAAAAACGAGCAATTTTGCTTTCTGAGTTCCCTTAGAAGGAGTATACTTAACTGTAGCATACAAAGAGTTCTTCTCCTTAGAATCCCATTCAACATTAATAGTAATGTCTTCCTTATAGTCTATTACAAAATCCTTAGCGGCTTGTTCAGCAGCCTTAGAAGTCTTTTCTCTACCAACTTCATGTCCAGTAGCATCACGAAGAATATAGAATCTTTCAGGACTATGAGTTCTGGTTTTATATTCAGGCTTTGTTACCTTATAAGGACGCTCACGAGTATCAGTTACAGCACTTTGAAGAACAATATAAGCACCATCATTAGGCATTGTAAACTTCTTCTTCTTCAAATAGTCCTTCATCCATTCTTTAACATTATCTTCATTAGTCACATTTTCCTTAGCCCACTTCTTATAAGCTTGGGTAGCGTCTACACGAAGGTTAAGGGGAGCTGCGTTACGAATTGCTTCATCTTTGGTTGTACCAATTGTTTCAAACTTTGAAAAAATTACATTAGTTTCCATAAAATTTTATGATTTTTTATCATTATTCATTGGAGAATTATTCTCCACATAAAAAATTATCTACTTAAATTTTATGAATCTCTTTCCTCAATTAGGAAAGTAATTTAAATATATTATTTAGAGTAAAACCTCAAAATATATAAACATTAAAAAATGTTAAAAAAATATTATATTTCTTTTTTCCATATATATCCATAGGCTTTTTTTCTCAATCCATTACAACAATCTATAATCATTTTTTCTGATACTCCTTTAACTGAAGTTAAAGCTTTTGGTATATCTTCATAAATATTTAATAAATTTCCATTTAAATCATACTGTAAAATTCTTAATTTTTTTACTTCGATTTTTTTTAAGAAATTGTCAGAATAATATTTCCAAATATATCCGTTATAGTTATCTAATAATCCTTTACAACATTCAGATATCCTGTAAGGAGTCTTAATTCCTAATATATTTTTTATTTCTTTAATAGAATTCCATGTTTTAATATAGTTTCCTTCTAAATCATATTGTATTATTTTAACTTTTCTATGACAATTGTTTTCACAAGATTCTATATTTAATGGAAAATTTTCCGAATAAAACTTCCATTGGAATCCTCCAGAATTTTTACATCTCCCATTTAAACAATATGATATACTAGTAACAGCAAGTTTATAATATTTAGCAGCTTCTATTATTGAATCCCATATTTTAATATATTCTCCTTTTAAATCATATTGTATTATTTTTTTACTAGCTCCTTTATACCTAATGTCATTCGGATGAGATTTTACACTATATAAAATATTTTCTTCTAATGTAGTCCATTCTAAATTATCTACTCTATTATTTAATTTATTTTCATCCTTATGATTTACTATTGATAGATTATTCGGATTTGGAATAAATGCCTATGCTACTAATCTATGTACTAATTTTTTATGACATTTTCCATTATTATCATAAAGTCCTACACTATAATATTTATTTAACTATTTCTTTAATTCTTTATCTTTTTTAATATTTTTTACGTTCCCTAAATTTGAAACTTCATAATTATCAAATCCCTCAATTGGTTTCCATATTTCTTCCATAGTTTTATTTTTTTAATTTTAAATTAAATTATAAATTATTTTAATATATTCAAAATAAAAATTATTTTTATTTTTAATTCAAAATTAATATTAATTTTAAACCAAAATCAGAATGGAACATAAGTTTTAAGTATAGAAATTACTTCTTCTATAATTTTTTTACCTTCTAATCCGAAAGTCGGAAAAGAATTTTTACATCCATATGCAAAATCTTCACAAACTATAGCCAATCCCTTTAAAAAGTTTTCTGGCAATCCTAAATTTTTACTTAATTTATATATTAAAGAATAATAAGTTAAATCTGGATTTTTAGCCTTATTTTTATCATATATATAGCAAATAAGGCTAATAAGAATTAATTTCCTTTCAAATGGAGAATGTCCATTAGACTCTGGAAGATTTAAATATCCTAAACTATAATGTTCAAAATAAAAGTTTCTTAGTTCATTAAAATTCATACCCCTTAACTTGATTAAAGTATGCTATGCATCGAAGAAGATACTGTGCCTCCATAATCCCAGACTTAAATAATTTAGAAGTCATTGGATATACCAATGTATTATAATCTGGAACTGTAGATACAACTAAGAAATTGCCTTTAATAGTAGGTTTGTCTATATTATAGTATTTCTTCGTTACCTGTTTAAGAAGATAGCTATAGAACGCTATTTCGCGTTGATAACTAAAGAATGTAGGATCAAATTGTACAGCAGGCCTGCTAGTAGTCTTTAAATCATTAACAGTTATAATATTTTCTTCAGTATCTATACTAAAATTATCAAGTTTAGCTTTTAATTTATAAACCCTAGGTTCTATTCCAGGAACTTCCATCTGAATATCCAACAGAATAGTTTTCTCGTTCCCCATAATTGGAGCATCCACAATACCCATAGGATGAAGTAATCTCTGAATATCTGAATTTTCATTTAATGTTTTTAAACAACTTGTTAATAAATTAAAATTCCTTTCATCAGTATAAATACGTTTTTTATCCCCCTCTTTAAAAGGATTATTTGTCTCATATAAAAATCTATCTCTCCAATAAGGTTCTGCTTTTTCTCTAAATTCTTTAAGTCTATTAGAAGTAAGTTTGTCTTTATAATATCCAATTTTATAAGACATACTTTTAATTTCATCATCAGTTGGAATAGTTCCATCAGTTTTATAAAGTGCATCAGCCATTAAACCTGCTTTTGCAGTAGGTTTAAATACTCCTTCTATTACTTCAAAGGATTCAGGCTGTAATACTTGCTGATGAATAAGACTTCCAGTTTCAAAACTCGGATTATAAACTTGTGGAATTCCTTCAAAGAAAGCTTTTACTCCATCCTTTTTAAGAACTCCTAAACGAGAATTACTTATGTACTCTTTAGAATATTGTTTAAAATATGTGTCATCATCAATATCCTCTAATTTAAGAGTATCTAGTAAAGGAGTTATCTTAATTTGTTTAATTAAGTTATTATCCAATTCCATTATTTCTTATATTTCATATAAGTATAATATACGAATCCTACTACAATAACTGTTACTGTAGCGAATCCCCAAAATCCACTAACTGTCATAATTTAAAATATTTATTAAATTCATTAAATATGCCTGTTTCAACTCCAAGATAATAGGCATTTTCTATCTCGTCATAATCTAAAGAATATATCTTTAGTATTGGGCCATATTCTTTATTATTTAGACTGTCTATCAATAAACAGGGAATTCCAGCATTATTAAGGGCTTTCCACTGGTGAGGACTGTCTTCTATAAATACATCTACTCTTCCTTTAATGTATTTAGCCTTAGGAATATTATATCCAGGTACTTGATAAAGAGGACTATTAGGTAGATTATTAATTTCTATAGCTCTCTTTGACCAACATTTTTTATTTACCCTTGAACTACAATAGAGTGTGGGTTCAAAATCAGGCCTTCTTATTACTGGAAGATTTATCCAAAAATCTCTTTCATTAATAAGAATATGGGTTACATTTCTTGTAATAGCCCAGTCATATTTAGGCCATCTTTTAAACCTTTTTAAATACCCTTGTGAAAATCCAAATATAGTATCATCTAGATCAAATCCGCATCTAAGTCGTTTATTTATCATATTTCTTCATAAATTTCTAAATCTGATAATGCAATTGTATAGTTTTCATTAAGATATTCTCTTAACTGTTCCCAATCTTCAATAGTGTCAAGAATTTTATCATCTTCTAGTTCATTACCATATTGCATTATCAACTTTTCTACACAATCATTATAAGATTTTGCAGAGAATGTTTTAATTTGAGGCCAATAATCTTGAGTAGCCTCAGCATAAATATATTTATTAAGCATTTTTTAATTTTAAACTTAAATAATCATATAACATCTCAATTGGAGCAATAAAAACTGTACCTGGAGATTGTCCTCCGTCTTTATCTTGTTTTTTCCAACAAACTACAAAAGGCTTATCTTTTAAAGGGCATTCTTCTGCTATTTTAAAATATGAAGGAGTAGATTGTGTTGCTTTCATTTGAAGATAACAAGGTAAATTTCCCTCTAAATCATCAACATCTATCTTCATATTATCCAAATTTTTACTATTTGACCTTGAACTAACTGTGTTATAGCCTATTTCATTAAGCTTATGTATCACATCAAGTTCAAATTGACTACCCTTTTTCTTCGAACGTTTAGCCTGATAGGATTTCTTAGTATGTGGATCAATCCATTCAACTTGTATTCCATCTTTAGGAATACTATTCTTATTTGCTCTAACTTTTAATGTTTGAATGGATAATCCTGTAAGTTCCGAACCCTGTTCAATACTTTCATAAATACAGGATTGTCCATTTTTATACGTTACTTTAATTGCTGTATTTAATTCTTTTTTCTACTTCATAATTATTTAATTACATTAATTATTGACCACCAAATATTTCTTTCTAAATATTGTCCTCTTGGAATTTCATCTTCCACAAAAGAACCTTCAATATTAAATGGAAGTTTATGACCAGACCATATATCTGGCATACCTCCACATTTCATAAGTACTGGAGGTTCTGCAAATACATGAGAACCTGTCCAATCTTTAGCTATATAAACTTTCATTTTATAATTCTATAAACCGTTCAACATATTTCTTATCTTCAAAATATTGTTTCCTCTCTTCTATAGATAATGTTTTAAAATAACAATCTGTAGAAAAATCTCTAATGTTAAGAAAAGGTTCTGTATAAATCCAACTATATTCTCCTTTTTCCTGAAATTTTTCAAGAACTTCTATATCACCTTCTTTCTCTTTTATAGAATTTAATTCTTCAATAAATTTACTAATTTTCATAATTTACAAATTTAAACTATTAAACAACTTATCAGCCAATCTAAACCAACTTAATTTATTTTCTATTTTTCTACTAATTGCAGCAGATTCTTTAAAAGGATCTTCACAGTTTAAATATCCCATAATTTATTTAAATTTATAATCAGACATAAATTGATTTACTAATTTTTTAACTTCTTCCAACCCTTTTAGTTTAATTAAATCAGTAAGGTCTTTTGCTCCTAAAGATTTAGGAATCCAAAAATAGTTTAATTCTGGATATTTCTTTTTGACTAACCAAAGATTATGAAGACCAGGCTTATCATTATCAAACACTATAAGAATATGTTTAAATCTTTTTTTAAACTCTTCTATTTGTTTATCATTAGGAAAAGTAGTTTCGCTGTTAGGACTTACTGAATCATATCCTAAAACACGGCATGCCATAGTATCTTTCATACTTTTATTTATAATAAGTAAATCAGAAGAATCCCTTAATTGTTTATATCCTTGTAATATTTTTTGAGTAAGATTTCCTATAAATCTATAATCTTTTCTAAACGGAAAATATATTTTAAATTTATCATTTCCATTCTTATCTTTACCAAAATAATATCCATAAATCGGACACTGTTCAGAAGAAGTAAACTTTAATTCCCCATTTAAAAACACATGTTGTAGAGAAAATACATGATATTTCTTTAAAAGTTTTTTGTCAATCCCAAATTGTTTCCACCATTCTAACTCCTTATTAGTAAAATCTTTTATTTGAACTTGTATATTAGCTGATTCAGTTTCTTTTAAAGGTTCTATAATCTTTGGAGCCTGAGTTTTTACAACATTAGAACTAATTAAATCAAAATCTTGTGCTATTATTTTTAAAGCTTCATAAAAATTACAATTATAAAGTCTCATTACAAGATTCCAACAATCAATATGTTCATTAGTTGCAAAATCATGCATATAAAGTATTCCAGATTTGGATTTGTAATAGCCTACAGTTACTTTGTGGTCATTGCGCAAACATGACGTGTATAGTTTTTTACTATTCACGTCATTGTTTGTATAGTATTGCATTATAGACTCTTGATTCACTTTGGAAAGTATAAAGTCTTTAGTAATTTTTGGTTGTAACGATATAAATTCCATAAGAGTCTATATTTATTTATTAAAGTTCTATATCATCTAAATTCAAGTCTTCTCCACTATTTTCATCTGGATTATTATCAACAGTACTCATATTTGTAGGTTTAGCATTTTGATAATTCTTCTGTTGAGTAAGTTCATAATTAGTAAAGAATAGATTATCTCCAATAAAATTTACTGGAAATACTTCTCCAGATTTATTAAGACCACAAGCAGCAGGAAGTGCAGCATATACTGTTCCATTGTTATTACGACCTACAAGTTTAAGTTCTGTTTCTACTTTTTCTTTACCTACAAGTGCCTTAATAATCAAATCAATAAATTGGTCAATACTCTTAATCTTAGAAGCATTAGCTTTAATCTTCTCTTCTCCAGCTGGATTAAGTGCATGAACAATCTGCATTAAAGTAAATTGAAAATTCTCAAAATGAGAAGGTCTTTGATACTCATGTCCCTCCTTATTCTTAAATGTAGGACGTTCCATATCTTGGTCGGATGTAGGAATAAATAAATTAGTAGTGAACACTCCTTTATTATCACCACAACCTGTAAATTCAAGTGCTACAATAGGATATGTAACATTTGGATCCTTAGAACCTTTAAGCTCTGTTTTTTCAATTTTAGTAAGATTTACTTTATAAATATCATAAGGACGAAGATACTGACCAGCAGTAGAAGTAAACGAGGTATTCTCTAAAGAATTAAAATTAAAATTCATAATACATTAACACATTAATATGTTTTAAAATAGTATAATACTATTGAACTATCTACTATTATGCTAATTATCTAATATAAGTACATATGTTTAGAGGTCTAAATCAAAATCTATTTCTGTTCCCTCATCAGAAGAATCCATATCCAAATCATCTTCATCTGGATCAGTTATTTCTTCTGGAACTTCTATTAAATCACTTTCTTTCTCAGGAGCATTACCTTTAAGCTTGAAATATCCTTCTTTATTCTCATAAGGAATTATTTCAAACGTATCTCCGTATTCTGCAAGATTGTCATGTTTAGAACCTCTACAACTTACTGTATATGTCTTTGTAAGCCTATTTCCACTTTTCTCGTCTTCACACAAAACGGGAGTTACTTTTCTACCTTGTTTTTCAAACTTAATTTCTAACTTTTGTTCTGGCTCAAAACCTGTAAGTTCTACACAAGCATGATTCATTTGCCATTTACCTTCAAGAAGAGTAATTTTGGCAATAGGATCGTCATCCTTTGGTTTCTTTGAACGAGTTGTAGTAGCTTTCTTAGTTACTTCTTTAAAATCTCCAAAGGTTGCTTCCTTTGTAAATAACTCTCCTGTTTCAGTATCGACAAGAGTTAAAACAATTTTAGATGATTGAATTTCTAACATTATTCTTCTCCATTTTCAAATTCATTAATAGTATCTATTACCAATTTCATATTTGGCTCAATATATTTATCCTCAAAACAACCCGCTACAGAACGACAAGTATCATTTCCATCAGTACGTGTTTTAAACCTATATTTAACTTCATCTCCATTATCATCTATATAACGTTCTGCATATATAATATAAGAGAAAAGTCCATCAAGATTTATTTGATTAGTTAACATTTTGCCAGTAGTCCACATACGATACTCGGGATCAATATCAGTACCAAAGTTTTCTATATGTGAAATGAATACTACTGTTAAATCGTCTCTAAGATCTTGACAAGTTTGAATCAAATCATAATAATTTTTACTCATAACACTAAACTTTTCATAACCTTTTACTAAAGCATTTTGAAAAGTCTCGTTACTAAGTAAATAATTACAATCATCCAAACAAATCACTTTTATTTCTGGCCTAGTCTTAGAAACAACTTTCATAATCTTAGTAATTTGTTCATAATTATTACTCACAAGCCAATTACCATACAATTTTCCATTATCTACAGAAATTTTTGGATATTTCTTTCTAAATCCTGGAATTTGAAGCTGTTTATTAGTACAACTAATAATAAAAGTTTCTTCTGGATTAAGATACTTCAAAGAAGTACTCTTTCCACTATTTGAAAGTCCTACCAATCCTATGATGTTAGACATTAAATAATTAATTTAAAAGTATTTTTAGATTCTTTTGAATCTTCACAATTATCTACTTCGTGTTTTTCTTCATCTTCCTTTTCTAATATATAGTCAGGTGTTACATATTTATCATAATCATAAATATCATTAGGCAATGGTAGTTCTTTCCACTCATTTATATCCCCATGATAGTTTACAGCTATTTCAATATCAGCACTACCAAATCTTGTTTTAAGTATCTGAATTATTCTTATATGGTCTCCTAATTTTTTAACATCATACCCTCTATAAGTATTAAGCTTATCTCTATTTGGGCCATACAAAGCTATAACAACTTCTGCAGCATCAGTAGTATCTCCAGTTTCTTTTAAATCAGAAAGTTGAATTCCAGTTCTTCCAGCTTTAAATCTTTCAATATTACTTTGCTCTCTATTAATTTGCTGAATTAAAGTTGGAGATATATTACACATATTTCTGAGTGTAACTAAATATGAAACAGTTGTATCTATTTCTCCTTTTTTATTACGACCATTAGAAGGTCTTAAAAGACCAACATGGTCTATTACTACTTCATAGAGTAAATCTGGATTTTTTGGTTTATATATTTTACGATTTTCAGTCTCTTCAAATTCTCCGAATTGCTCTAATTTCTGCATTAAAATAGCATAAAGTTTATCGGCATTTAAAGATTTATCATAAACATGAATTTTACTTTCTATTTTATTTAACCAGTCAGTACAATCTTTAACTAATTCATAATTTTCATCATTAAGAATATATCCCTTCTTTCTAGAAAGAATTTCAGTTATAGAAAGTCTTTTATGATATTTTTCAAATATATAAGTAGAAAGTAATTTTCCAAATACTACAGTAGCCGGCATCTCTAAAGAAAAATATGATACATAAAAATTATCATCATCTAAGTGTTCCATAAGAGGGCGATAAACATAAGAGTACAAAATAAATGAACTCTTACCTTGTCCAGTACCACTAGCCAAGACAGTCATAGTTCTACGAGTTACCCCATCCATTATAGATTCAGTTTTAGGTAATCCCATAGAATATCCTTGTAATCGACCTTCTCTACCTAAATCAATTTCTTTAAAGAGAGATTCAGTTATTGTCATAATTCATTTACCATATCGATGCTTTCAATATCCCAATGTTCATCTAGGATTATTTCAGCAGCTTCTTCTTCAGAATTAGCATAACACCATTCTTTATCATAATCCCCACCCTTAGTGGTAAATCTTACTAAATATTTTTTCATATCATTTTAATTGCTTCAGTATTAACATTAATACCATTTCCTTCTTTCATAGCTTCAATAGCTAACCAACTATTATCTATAATAAAAGAATCTAATGTAGAGAAATTATATCCATTATCGATTCCCCATTTAATAAGTTCCATAATATGTTGATGAGTTTCTGGATTATTTTTTATGTATTTAGAATATTTTAAGAAAGCCTGTTCTAAACTATCGAAATGCTTTGATACTCTCTTTAAATTATACAAAGAACCGTTTACTATGGTACTTTGAGGGTATGTTTTAAACAGTTCTTCTCCCATCTCAAAGGAAGCTCTAAAATACTGTTTCTGAAAATTCTGATTAAATGGTATGTCCTCAACTATCAACTGACTCCCTTCTTTCGGGAGTTTCCAACTCTTCAAGATTATTCCTTTCTCTTGAAGATTTTCTAAAATTTCTCTTAATTTTACTATTTGTGCGAATCTTTGCAACCATTCGTATTCTCCATCTTCTTTAGCTAACAGAATTACTCTTATTGTAAATAACTCTGTTGGTGTTAATTTATATTTTTCTAATAAACATAATTCATTTTCTAATGTAAGCACAGCATTAAATTATAAATTTAAGCTGCTAAAGGGTTAATCAGATTTCTCTGTTTTATTCAATGCATAATCATTTAAAAACTCTCTTTCAAGTTCTATATATCTATATTCCATTTTAGAAGTATCATAATTTTTATCTAAACTTTTTCTATCAATTAAACCTTTATCATAATCTTCTAAAATATTTTTAAGTATTAAAAACTCTAATTGTCTTTCTATAATCATAGTTAGAATCTAAACATGATTTCTCCTAATTTTTGTTTATAAGGAGTAGGAGTTTCTCCTCTTAATACTTGTTCTAATCCTTGTTCATCAATGGTAATATAATTGCTATTTTTATGAGAGTCTTTGTACCACTTCTCTTCTTGACTAAACCTTATTACAATATTAAATATTTCAGCTTGTTTATTAGTAGAAGTTTTACGGATTACTCTTCCACGAGTCTGAGTAGCACGTCTTTCACTACTATCCATTCCAAGTATTATTGCAACACTTGTATTTGGATCATTAAACCCTTCAATAAGTCGCTTACACGAATGAAGATGCTTTATTTGTCCAGAAAGGTATTTTTCAATCATATCTGAAGCTCTTTTTTTACTAGTTTTTCCAGTATAGACGTATTCTCCATTCTCTAGTGCTTCTGCCATTTTAACATTATTACTAAATGTTATAATTTTAGAATTAGAACGTGCTTCCATTATTTTTTTAGCAATTTCAATTTTCTTTGGATGATTATTAATGAATGCTTTGCGTTTAGTCATAGTTCTCATAAATCCAGCAGAATGGTAATTTATATCTTGAAGAATTTTTTTCTTTTTTGATTCATCATTTCCTTTATAAAGTTCATCACGATATTTTAATTTAGCTTTCCATCCTTCAGGTCCACACATCTTCATAGCAGTGTCAAACGAAAATTGGAAAAATTCAAAATGTTGTAGCCATTCTTTTTGCAACGATTTATACTCTTCAATATCATCGACTTCTATAAGAACTTGATATTCTTTAAATTCAGAAACCCATTCATTAGCAATAGCTTCTATAGTAGATACTTTATCTATAATTGGAGCATATTTTTCAAGTAATATATGTTTTCCATCCAATCTTTCAAAAGTTGCAGTAAGACCTAAAATAAGTTTGTATTTTACACAGTTAAAGGTTTCTTTTAGAGTATCAGCTGCTGCAGAGTGAATTTCGTCAATAACAAGCATATCACACGTCCATTCATGTTTGATTATAGTATTTATAACCTGTACTTCTATATTGAAATATAATCCATTTTTATTTAATTCTTCATACCATTGATCTTTAAGAGTAATAGTTGGAACAACAACAAGAACTCTTAAATTTGGATATTTTTTACGGACAGCTTTAATAGCTGTTATTGCTGTATATGTTTTTCCTAGTTAACCAAAGGCAGTGGGAAACTCCCAACTGCCTTTACCTTTATTCTTAATCCACTTTCTAACAGCTTCTTGTTGTCGTTCCGTTCTAGTCATATTTATTAACCATTTAAATTAATATTCTTACTTTTAGCTACTAGTTCTATTTGCTTTTTAAGTTTATTCCAAGAAAATATATGACCATCAACCTCTTTCTGAAACCTGAGTAATACCTTATTTCTAAGAGTAATTAATTGTTCAGTAGTCATATCTGAATATTTTTGCTTTTTAGGAAGAACTAAAATAGCCCTCATTTCGTGATAAGAAAGACCCTTTTCACTTAGTCTTAAATTTAATTTTTCGGGCAAATGAAGTCTCTCTTTCGCTATTTTCAATCTTTCAGCATTAGAAGTTCCCTTAAGTTCATTTTCTTCAGATTTAGTAAACCATAACCCCATTTTTGTAATGAAAGTCATTGTAAGATGTTTTTTATCCAGAATTCCTAGATAATCGATACATCCATCCATTACATCTGCAATATTAACATCTTTAAATTCGGAGGGAAGGTCTGTACTAATTTGAGTAATAGACACTTTAGACCAATCAGTTACTTCTGGATTATTAGCCATAAGTTGTCTTAAACTAATCCAAAGGTTTCTTCTTTTAATATCTGCTCTGTTTTCATTGTGCATATAACTATTTTCATAGTACCTTAAAAGAAGTTCTACATTACATTTATTTGATTGTTCATTTACTTCTTCTAAAACATTATATCTTCCTAAATGTTTTGGATCTTCATTATAAAGCATCTTATTACAATGATTATAACAAGCCTTTAGTCTTTCTGGAGACATATCTACAATTTTTTCATTTTCTTGAACATATCTATCTCCTTCTTTCTTTTTTTCTCCCTTCCAAACAAAAGAAGAAAAATCATTTTTCTTATTTTCTAAGGCTTTTTTATAAGCAGCTTCTAATACATTATTATTATTCATAAAATCTTTTTCATATTATAATATCTTTTTTAGAATTATCTGCTTCTTTAATAAATTTTTTAAATATAAAATTACTAAAGTTATATTTCATAATAGAATCTGTATTTCTATTATAATAAGTATCTCCAGCCATAACCTCGTCATACATTAAATATCCAATTTCACCTATTTCAGGTACTCTAGCTCCCCAATTTGGAAATACTGTTATTAATGCATACGAATGTCCAAATGGACAGTTACTCTCTAATATTTTGAACACTAAGTTATGATAATCTAAAATATCACACTCAGAAGCAATAAGCTTACATTTTACAACATAAGTATTCAATATTTAAGTTTTTTACTTGGAATTGTGTCTAAATCAGTGGGAATTATATGCCACCTCATCATATCTTCTATATGTTCTTCATATAATTTTTCAATAGGAATTCCTGTATATTCAAACTCTTTATTAATATCAATAAAAGAAGGTAATCCAAACTTTCCTTCGTTTTTGTAATAAAAAGAAGTAGCTGCATTTTTAGCTACTCTAATGGCTTCTTGTTCATTTTTAAAACCTTTTGTAAAACGATATTTCTCACCAAGAGTCTTTCCAATTGTTCCGTAATAAATATTATATTGTATCATAAAATTAAACCTATAATAAATAAAATAATACCTCCTACAGAAGAAGCAAATATAGTCTTCTTTTGAGAGGATTTTAATTTTTCAATTTTTTTAGCATCAGAATTAACTTTTTCTTTATAAATCTTTAATTCTACGTTTTGAATCGAATCAGACTTTTCAAATAAAGTATTTAATTCATTTAATGATGCTATTTCTTCTTTTAATAAAGAATTTTCTACAGATAGTTTCTGATGTTCTGCAAATATTAAAGCAGTTATTTTACTGTCCGTTAACGAGTCTTTTTCTATATTCGTCGATATACTGTTTTGACCATAAATCCACAACGGAATCAGGTTTAGACAAAACACTATTGACAATTTCCTTATAATGTTTTTCATTTGTTATAATTTTAACATGAGTAGAATCTATAGAAATCCTAATGCTATCTTTTTGACTTTTTAAAGAATCTATTTTTAATTCTAGCTCAGTTATTTTATTTAATAAAACATCATCTTTCGGACTAAAATCTGCTATAGTTATATAAAATACTATAAATATAACAAATACAATTATTATCCATATATAATTTTTCATTCTCCAGTATCAAATTTTTCGGGAAGTGTTTCTCTACAAAGTTTTACAATTTCTTCATAGTTTTTTTGAAGTTCTTTTAAGAACTCTTTTAGAGTAACATTTTCATCAGCAAATTTTTTAGCAGTCCTATGATGAATTATTTTATTTAAACAATGAGAAAGAGTTAACCCATATAGGGGAGGCCCAGGTTCTACTTCAAACTTACCCGTATCTCTTTTTTTAACTCTTTTCATAAAAGTGAGGTCATATTTTTGACTTCCTGGACACGACGGTTCCATTATGAAGTCTGGTTCTACGATTTTCATTTAAAAATAACTTTTGTATTTCATTGCGAACAACATTATTATGTTTAGTTTTATAGCAAAAGTTCCAACTTTCATTGTAATAGCGTTCAAAAAGTTTATTAGAATTCCAGTCTAATATTTCATAAATTTCTTTTTTAGTATGGTAATCTCTATTTATATACCTATCGGAAACTTTAATAGCATAATGACAATGATATATATCATAATGAATTATTTTAAATGAAATATTATATAACTCTAGTTGCTCTGCAATACAAGCTGCAACATAACAACATCCTCCACAATTTATATTATATCTATTATCTAATTCTAAACATAATTTGTTTAGATTAGTAAATAATCTATTTCTATTCATTACTTATTCTTACTTCCAGGCTTCGTATAGGCTCCTTGAATAGATTTAGGAAGGCTCTCATAAAAACGAATTCTCGCCTCCAATCTTTTTAGTCTTGCTTTATACTTCATTCTATACCTAGTTTATTTTCAATATTATTAAGGTATTCCTTATTATATTTCCTTATTCCAGATAAATCTGATTTAATCATATTATCAATCTTATAAAGATCTTTATCCAAAGACATCATGAGATAATCAAACTCATTCCAGATTCTAACTAAAATATTATGCTTCTTAATATTAGCATTTAATTTAGCTTTCATAAAAGCAATATTATTGCCCACCTCTTCATCAAACTTATCATTCATACATGGCTGAGAAACACCTGTTCCTACAATAAGTTCTCCTTCATAATCATCAACAGTTTTATGAACTGAGTCAATAATATCTACAGAATTATTATAAGCCTTATCCATAGGCTCAATAATTCTATTAAGCATCTTATATACATCTTCTACACATTCTTTGGTGATTTTATCACCTTCTCTAGTTGTCTTAATTGGCAATCTTACCTCATTCATAATACAAAATTGTTTTAAAATTAAAATTAATATTGTTTAAATTAGGTTTAACTTGTAACCTAAATATATTGTATTTTTTACAATAGTATTCTTCCATTTCTGGAATAAATTTTTCCACAAGTGATGGATTCTGTACTATTAAATTTATTATTTTATCTAATTTTTCATATTTAATTTCTGTTAAATATTCAGAAACCATCGGAAGCAATTTTTCTTGAAAAGAAATAGGAGTACCTCTAATCATAGCATTAAATACTTCAATACAAGAACTTTTATTTACCATTGATATATTCTTTTATCGGATTTAATGAGTTGTAGGACTTCTTTTAATTTAGAATTTACCTCAGGCCAAATTTCATTTCCTGGATAAGTAATTTCTACAAATTCAGCTTTCTTTTTTAAAGCCTGTAAATCTTTTAAAAGTTCATTTCCAGTAATCATTTTTTAATAATAAATTCATAATTATCGTTAATATATCTTCCAGTGGCTCTTACTATTGTTCCAATAGGTAATTTCCACTTAATCATAAGTCTTTTTAAAGCTTTTATAGTTTTACATTGAGCTGTACTTGAATGCCAGTCACTATAGACAAATTCATCACCAAAATCCCACGAATTATATTCCCTATGATACCACATATAAGGTAATTTATCTGGAACAATAATATCGATAAACCAACTTTTACAGCCATAAGGAGTATTATACATATGAGAAGGATGTTTAGTACATTTAAAATGCTTTCCTACAGTATAACGACAATCTGTTAAAGGAGAACTATATAAATATCCTCTTTTAATTTTGGAATAATCAGACTCTTCTAGACCTTTAATAGTCATTGTACCATCTTCAAGAGTAATGAAATCTTCTAGTTTTGCCCAATAAGGACATTCTTCTTCACTATTCCAATTTTTTACATCTTCATAATAAGATTTAATACGTTCTTGACTCCAGTGTCCATAATTAACCATTAATTCTTTTTGAATAAAATCAAATGGACAATTACGAATTACATAAGCATCCACATAATACGGAGCATTGAATATTGGATGACACTCCCAATTCTCTTTATCCCATCCAGTTATTAGATATTCTGATATTTTTACAGATTTACCATACTTATCTAAGAGAGCAGGTTGTTGTTCACACCATTCTTTAAACCGTATATACTCTTCCCAAGTATTTACATAGATTTTATCTATTGCTGCCATAAATTAAGTCTTTTTAAATAATCAATTTCAGATTCATCAGTTGCTGTTTGAATTTGATACTTCAATAATTGATTTGCTACATCTAAAAGATATTCTTTTTCTTCTTCAGAACAAGCATCATGTACTTGAACATCTTCAATAAAATTCTTAAATCGAATAGCAAATGTTTTAGAACTTACTATACGATTATCTTTAATTGGATTTAATTGTTGTTTCATAATATCATACTACTTTCATTTGCTGCAAGTTTCTATATTATAACCATTATATGTTTTAATCTCAGATGAGAAATTATTATTTGAAAGCAAGATAGAATTACATCTTTTTACTCCGCTAATTGACGGAGACATCTGTATAATAGGTTTAACTCCCATTGCTTTCAGTTCTTCATAAGTGTATATTTTAATCATAATTTCTTCATATTTCAATTGGTCTAACTAAATAAGATTCTGGAGAATGTGACACTGTTTTAACAGACCTATAAATGCCTGTAACGAAACTACCCATCTTAACATACGATATGAACTTTTGTCCTTCCTTTTTTGATTTATTTAACTTCATATCTTAATCTTGTTTTATTATACCCACGCTGCTGCTTCTCTTGCATCAGCACGGTAGTTCTCACTGTCTACTGCGTCCTTAATAGCACGTTGAATTTCTTCATCGTTCTGTATCAGTTCTAATAATTCTTCTCTTGTCATAGTAGCAAATATTAATAAGGTGGATATAATGAACTAACAATAATATTCTTTGAGAATTCTGTAGCAAGTTCTTGCAATATCTCTGCTGCATACTTATCGCCACGCATCAATCCGTACTTAGAAAGCGTATTCTTGATGTCATTTTTAATTTCTGTTTTCAAAGTGTCTTGTATCATATCTCAATCTTGTTTATTCGTTATAAAGTATGTTTCATCCATACGTAATCAGCATCTTCGTCATCGTAACAGAAATCACTATATCCGTGATTAGCATACCAATCGTGTACCCAGGATGATTTTAGCACCTTCAGACAGATTACAGTATAATTG